CAAAGTTCTGAGGTTAGCATACGGCAGCAACAAAGTGCGGTGTATAACTGGTTACCACCTGAGTATCGGATTAAGCAGACGAGTAGCAATGCTTACATTAGCTACACGCTGAAGAACGGGTTTACTGATAACTCGCTAATCCTTCCAAACAAAAGCCAGATTCTATTTAAGACTTACTCACAGTATCAGAACAATCCTACGTTTATCGAAGGTGCGGAACTTGGTTCTAAGGATGCTAAATGGCACAATATCGGGGCATGGCTAGACGAGTATCTGCTGGGCGATGACCTAATTAACACGATGCGATTTAGGCTTGCTACCCGAAACAGCAAGATGCTTGTCACCTTCACGCCTATTGACGGTTGGACGGAGGTTATTAAGGACTACCTAGACAAAGCAAAGACCATAGCCACCAAGGAAGCAGAGCTATTGAACGGAGAGATTCTGCCCCATATCCAACTAAGCCACAAGCGTAACGCTTCGATCCATTACTTCCATACCAAGGACAACCCGTTTTCAGGCTATGAACGCCTCGCCAGCGACCTTAAAAACGAAAGCAGGGAGAAGATACTGATTCGTGCATACGGCGTTCCTGTGAAGTCTCAGGCGACAAAGTTCCCCAAGTTCAACAAAGAGGTGAACGTCATACCGCAAGATATGATACCAAAAACGGGAATTACAAGGTATCAGATCATCGACCCAGCAGGCAGCAAGAACTGGTTTATGGCTTGGATTGCCGTGGATGGCAGCGGAACGTATTACGTTTATCGTGAATGGCCAGACACAACCATTGGCGATTGGGCAGAATGGAAGAACGGAAGGTGGATGCCTGGAGAGGGAGCAAAGGGAATGGGCTACGGGATGCGTGATTACGTGAACCTGATTGCTGACCTTGAGGATGAGGAAGAAATCTATACCCGCATTATTGACCCAAGGCTGGGAGCTGCAAAGTATCAGGCACAAGATGGCAGCAGTAGCATCATCGAGGACTTAGCCGAGAACGACATTATCTGCATACCTGCGCCCGGCTTGGACATTGAGGACGGCTTGCAGGCGTTAATCAGCAAGATGAGTTGGGATACGAGCAAGCCGATGGACAGCTTAAACCGCCCTAAGTTTTACGTTAGCGAGGAGTGTGGAAACATCATTAGCGCACTTTCGGAATACACAGGTGAGCAAGGATTGAAGGAGGCATGGAAAGATCCTTTGGATTGCTTGCGTTATGCTGCTATCTATGATATTGACCATGTAGAGACTGGAGCATTGCAAATTACCCGCCAAGGATCGGGAGGCTATTAAGATTATGAATACAAAGAAACCACGAAAAGAAAGAGCAGATAAAGGCGTTAAACGTGTTGAAGCTGAACCAGAAGTAAAGGCTAAGGATAAACCAGAAGTCTTTGAAGTATATGCCATTGGCGTATGTCCTAACCCAATATGGCTAAGAGGAATGACTCGTGACACAATGAAGTGTAACATCCAAGTTCCCAAGGCTAGTATGCGAGATGGGTTAGTTGGCAAATGGATGAAAGCGACAAAGATTGACGGAGCGGAAGAAAACCATTACAAGTTCCTTGCATGAGCGATCAATTATCAGACCAAGACGTAGCGATGATCTACGTTCAAAACGAGCCAAATGTTGGTGCACTCCAAGATGCTTATGATAGAGCAGTATTAGATCAAGATGAATACATTGCTTCGTGCGAACGTGCCTACAATGACCGCCGTAATATATGGCCTGGCAAGACCAGCGATATGCGGAAGAAAGGGGCTAATGCGTTTCCTTGGGATGGTGCTTCTGATATGGAAGTTAATATCATCGGTGAAAGAATTGACACGTATGTTGCGTTGCTTACCCAAGCACTTGACCGTAGCCACATCAAAGCGTTTCCAACGAACCATACTTCGATGTCCAAGGCTTCGGTTGTTTCGATGTTTTTGAAGTGGATGCGTAAAAGCTACATCCCAGATTTCAAGAAACAGATGGAACTTGGCGCAAACCACCTGCTCGAAAAGGGCATTATGGTTTCCTACGTTGGCTGGAAGCGGGAGAAGCGTACGTTTTTACAGACGGTTACTCTTGAAGAACTGCAAGGGCAAATGCCAGAACTTGTTGAAGCTATTCTAGGTGAAAATACCCAAGAAGCTGAGGACTTTATTGGCAATGCTTACCCAGACATGAGCAAGAAGCGGATTAAGAAAGCCGTGTCCGAACTACGTATGATGGGTGTGACGGAAGTAAGTATTCCGAGGATGAGCGTTGATTGCCCCATAGTTCAAAGCTGTGAGCCTGATGGCGAGGTTATCTTTCCGTCCTATGTTACCGACCCACAACGCGCTCCATACGTATTCTGGCGCACGTTCTACACTGCACAGGAACTTGAAAAGAAAGTTATTACTGAGGGTTGGGATGCTAAGTGGGTTGATGAAGCGATTGAAAAACTTAAAGGTAGCGATTCCATGGATCACCAGACTGCAAGTGAACGAGCGCAACTCCGTGATTTGGGTGACGATCAAGACTTAATTATGATTGTCTATGCCTATCAGCGTTTGATTGACGAGGAAGATGGCAGCGAAGGTATTTACTGCACCGTGTTCCATCCAGATACCGATGGCTACGCGAAGAACGAACTGCTTAACGGCTACGATGATTACCCGTTTATCGTTACCCGCTTGAACGACAACCAGAAGCGGATGTATGAAACCACTTCGTTTGCTGACATTCTACGTGGCCCACAATGGCAGATTAAGACCGAGCGTGATAGCCGTATCGACAGAACAAGCATGGCTACCTTGCCACCATTGTTTCATCCAGCAGGGCAACCGCCTAAAGAGTGGGGGCCTGGCAGACGCTTGCCTTATCGCCGCTTAGGTGAAATCGCTTACGGCCCTATTCCGCCATTTGATCCTGGCAGCGAGCGTATCGAATCACAAATGATTTCCCAAGCTGACAAAGCAGTTGGGCTTGATCTTGATAACCCGCTTTCAGCACTTCGCCAGCAATTCGTGGTGAACAAGTTCCTTGACCACGTTAAGGATATTCTTGCGCTTGCCTTTAAACTGTTTCAACGCATGGGGCCAGATGAAGTGTTCTTCCAAGTTACAGGTAGCCCTGACCCGCAAGTGATGTCTAAAGGTGATGCCGATGACAACTTCTCCATTATCGTATCGTTTGACACCCGCGAGACTGACCCTGAGACGGTAGAGACGCAAATGAAGAACATTGCTACCCTAATGCAGATTGACCGCAACGGACGCATCAACGTGGACAAACTGCTTGAGCTACTGGCTGCACAGATCAATCCATTTATTGCCGACTACGTGTTACAACCTGCTGAAGAAGCGCAAGACAAGATGCTTAAAGATGTATCGGACGACCTTGCTAAAATCTACGCAGGCATCGAAATGCCAGCACGTCCAAACGGTGCAGACTTTGCAATGCAGCTTGTCCAATCATACGCGCAACAACCAGACATTTCCCAACGCTTACAACAAGACGAGACGTTTGCCGCACGTATCCAGAAATACGCAGGACAATACGAAATGATGCAGATGCAAGCACAGAACGCAGTCACAGGTCGCCTTGGCACTCAGGAGGCAAACGTAGGCGGGGTATCAACTCAGAACATGGGAGAATAAGACTCTAAAAAATGGAAATGCCGTGGAAGTAAATCAATGAAATAAATAACAATAATATGGAAGATAAAAATAAAAAGATAGAAGATCAAAAAATTAAAGATCTTCAAAATTATATTGATGGAGTTAAAGAAATATATGGCCCAGGAGCAGATATTGGATTTCATTCATTTGCAAAAGGTTTAGGGGTAAATTTTACAATAGATAAAACAACTAATAAACCAATGGTAGAGTATAGGGCTAAAGAAGATAAAGGTCTTTATATTGATGGAGAGTTAGTTAAAGATAGTGATGTTTTAAGAGGTTATTTAAAAACAATATATGGCGCAACTAATAAATAACAATCCTTACTAAAAGACTAATGATTCCAAGACCTACCCTAGAACAATCGGTTCTCGCATTGAGTGACCGCGATGAATACAAAGTAATTCTTCAGTATATCCGTGATGAGCGTGAACGCTTTTTCGGTGATATGCGGCAAGCGGCAACGTCTGATGATGTAATGAAGATCGCTGGTTCCATTGCTACTACAGATGAATTACTCGGCATGCTTGACTTGAATAAGCAATGATGTATCTTTTCTTTGCAAATAGTTAGTGTCTTTTCTGTTTGTGGTTTGGGCAAAGGGGTTGATCGGTTTCTAACTGGTCAGCCCCTTTGTTTTGTCTATTCATAAAACGCTCGTTTTACATTAGTGTTCCACTAATCATTAGTGCTTGACTAATCATTAGTAATCTGCTTATGTTTCTGCATCGCCATCGCCAAGGCGCAAACTGGTGTAAAAAACATGAAAGCAAACCAAGACTCCGCCGCTGGGGAGGATAATTCCAGTGTATCAGACAACCTTAGTTCAGATGCCCTAATTAGGCAACTTACCGAGGGTAACATACAAGAAGCAGAAGCCGAGATTGAAACGGAAGAAGTTTCTGAGGAGGAACCGGAACAAGAGTTTGAAGAAACTAATGAACTGGAAGAAGCCGAGGAAGCAACTGAAGATGAAGAAGAAGCTGAAGCAACTGACGAAATCGACCTGCTTAGTCTTGAACCAGAGCAGATCCAAGCACTAGCGAAGAAAGGCAAGAGCCGTCTTCTTGAGCGTATCGGGGAACTGACCGCACAGAAGAAAGCATTGCAAGCCCAGCTAGAGCAAAACGGATCAAAGCCACAGGTAAAAGCTATCCCGAAAGAACAAAATCCATTTGGAGAACTTAATACCGCTGAAGAAATTTCAGCCAAGTATGATGCCTTTGAAGGAACTTTGGAAACTACGGATAGGTTACTTGAGGAATATGAGGATTACAACCTAGATGACATCATCGAAGTTGGCGATCAACAGTTCACCAAGAAACAAATTAAGCTGGCAAATCGCAATGCTAGGGACGCGATAGCTAAATATCTACCCGCCCAAGCAGCACACTTGCAGAAGTTGGAAAGCTATAAAACAGCTAACTATCAATGGCAGGAAGCAGCGAAAGCCGAAGTGCCAGAGATCAATGACGAGGAATCGGAAATTGGCAAGGCATACAGTCAACTTGTGAACGACCCATTGGTAAAGCAGCTTAAAGAAAGCCAACCCGAACTTGGGGTTCAAATAGAATACATCCTAGCTCACGCCGCACGGTCGAAGTTTGGAACTGCAAAGAAAGTAACGCAAGGCGCAGGACAGAAGTTGAAGGTGAAACCACCCGCTTCCCCTGTTGGAGCTGGAGCGTCACGGCAAGGGCAGGGACAAACAGGTAAATACGCCGAAGCAATGAAGCGGTTTGAGCAAAGCGGTTCTGCTGAAGATTGGGTTGCTGCTCAAAAATATAAATGAAGTTAAAATTCTAAACACCTAAAATTATGCCTATTTCAACTACTTATCAACCAACCGTGCCTAGCACGAGTTCCTCCGTCGGATCAAACAAAGGTAACCGCGAAGATCTTTCTTCGATGCTCACCATGCTTGAGCCAGAACAAACCCCTATCACTTCTCTTTGCTCAAAAGCAAAAGCAAGTGGCGTTCTTCACGAATGGGTTGTTGACGGTCTTGACGCACCATCCGCCAATGGTATCAACGAAACTTCCGATGTAACCGCTTTCAGCAACAAGTTTGCTAACCGCGCTCGCCTTGGTAACTACACCCAAATCTTCCGCAAGGACTACCTCGTTTCCGACCTGCAAAACGCAGTTGCAAGCGTTGGACCAGCAGACGTTGCCCAAGCAAAAGCTAAAGCCCTTCGCGAAATCAAACGCGACATCGAGTTCGCAGTTGCTTCCGCAAACGACCGCCAAGCTGAAGATGGTATCAATCCATACAAGCTCCGTGGTCTTGGTGACTGGATTGACTCCGCTGGCCCTGCCGATGTGCCTGCTTCTTATCGCACCCCTGCTGGTTCGATCAAAACTGCAACGCTCACCGAAGCTACCCTTAACGACATTCTTGGCAGCATCTTTGCTGAGACTGGTGAAACGGGTAACTTGACGATGGTTGCCAACGTGTCACTCCGTAAAGTTATCGCTAACTTCACCCGTGCTGAAGGTGTTACCACTGCTACTTCATACAACGTCAACGAGGATGCAACTTCCCGTAAGATCACCCTTAGCGTATCGCTGTTTGATACCGACTTCGGTGTTATCAAACTGGTCAACGGCAACCCTGCTTGTATGCCAACCGCTACCACCAACATTGGTTATATCCTTGATCCTAAGTATCTTGGAATTGGCACGTTGCTTCCACTTGAATCTGTTGCTCTTGAGAACCAAGGCGCAGGTGAGCGTGGCTTCGTTAAAACTGCACTTACGCTTGTTTGCAAATCCCCACAAGCACACGGTAAAGTCGCATACTAATTAAACCAATAACAAATAATAAATAATACTATGAGTGCATCTCAACTTGTTAATAACGAATCAGCTATCCGCACCTACGTGTATGTTGCTGACTTCACTGGAATCCAAGCAAACGCAACCAGCGCAAACCAAAAAACTATCGGGGTTATCCCTGCTGGCGGTGCGGTTGCATTTGCCTATGCTTATGAAGAAGTAGCACTTGTCGGTGCTTCTGACATCACGCTGGACGTTGGCACGACTGCTGGCGACCCAGATGAGTTTATCGACGCATGGGATGCTAATGCTGGCACTCCTGCTTGCAACACTGGTGATGCTTGCGTTCAGGTTGCTGGTAACAGCACCTACCTCGCTGGTTGGAAGCCTGTTGGCATTTCCGCTACCGCTACGCCAATTCTGGCTGAGTGGAACGGCACTGTCGCCAGCTTGACCGCTGGTAAAGTGGTTGTTGTTGTGGGCGTGATTGATCCAGGCAACTTCTAAAAACCCCTTAGGTGGCGGGAGGTTCTATCCCTCTCGCTGCCTATACCATTTTCTACAAACCATGATCCTTCAACCTAGCGAAGAAGCAATGACACACGCTCTTATCCGTGAGATTATTACGGGTGAGCAACT